CGTCCGACGGGCTCAGGGTGACAAACTATGCTAGACGGGCTCCGGGGCTATCCTCTAATTGTCGCACCCTCACCGGCCTCCGCTCGGGGGCGATGCCGGACGGTAATGCTTCCCCCGAAAGTCGTAACCCGTGCGAGGGGACTCGATGATGCCGATGGAAGCTCGGCTATTTGCCCCCGTAGCTCAGTGGTAGAGCGGCGCCCCAGTAAGGCGCGGGTCAACGGTTCGATTCCGGTTCGGGGGCTTTAGCGAGCTTGGGATAGTATCGCGATGGCCATGCGGGGTATGCCCCGGCAGGGGAGAGCATGGCATCCGTAGGGCATGACGCCCCGTTACCTACGGAGACTCCAATTATTGATTGCGACCATGGCCCAATGTCGTAAAACTTGGGTTGTAACGGATGCGATATCCGACCGTTGACCGTGAGGCGACGGTCTTTGAATAATATGTTTCACGTCAAACAATACCACCGAAAATAAAAGGTCTCACGATGGCCAGTAAGCCAATAAATAAACCAGCCCAAAAGAAAAGCACCGCAGGGCGAAAGCCCGTTAATGCCCCCGATGATGTAGCCGCGATCCAGGAGAAGATAGACGAGTATTTCGGTAGCCTGGTCGATGGCGAGGGGAAGGAAATACCGCCTACCTTTTGCGGGCTTGCTCTTGCGCTTGGGTATTCGTCGCGTTCTAGGTTATGGGAGCACGCTCATAATAATGATCGGATATCCGAACCCATAAAAATGGCAATGCTTAAAATCGAGGCATACGCCGAGCGGCGGTCTTATTCCGCTAATCCGGCCGGGGCTATATTTATCCTCAAGAATCGAGGGTGGACTGATGCCGTGCAGGTCGCGGCGACTACTGATAACAGGATCACAATCGACTTTACCGAATGACCATAAAAGCCCGCTCGCTTGTCGCGCCTGCGTTCATCGACCTCCTGAAGGCCGTCGTCAAGCATACCTACCGCGAGTACTGCCTATTAGGCGGGCGCGGGTCAACCAAGTCTAGTTTTATATCGCTCGCTATTGTGATAGTGCTGGTCAAGTTCCCGCAAGTCAACGCGCTGGTGGTTCGCAAGTATTCCAACACTCTGCGCGATTCGGTTTACGAGCAATTGCAATGGGCTATAGATTTACTTGGCCTTAGCCATGCCTTTCGATGCACGGTCTCCCCGCTTAAGATCGAGTATATCCCGACCGGGCAGCAGATCGTATTTCGGGGCGTAGATAAGCCGGTCAAGCTCAAGTCGCTAAAGCTGGCGCGCGGGTATTTTGGGATATTGTGGTTTGAGGAGTCAACGGAGTTTTCGCCCGAGGAAGTGCGGTCGGTCAAACAGACGGTCATGCGCGGTGGGGAAGACTTTTGGATTTTCGATAGTTTCAATCCACCGGTCAATCGGAACAATTGGAAAAACAAGGACGCGCTACTAGATAAGCCCGGGCGCATCGTCCACCGATCAGACTATCGTGAAGTTCCGGTCGAGTGGCTTTCGCAAGCGTTTATCGATGAGGCCGAATGGTTACGGGATAATAACCCTAGGCTATACGAGAATGAATATCTAGGGGTTTGTACCGGATCGGGCCTTGACGTATTCGAGAATGTGCATGATATCACGCTGACCGATGAAGAGATAGGCGCGTTTGATTATTACTTCCATGGAATCGACTGGGGTTATTTCCCGGACCCGTGGCGCTACGTTGCGATGGCCTACAAGCCTAATACGCGCGAGCTTTTTATTTTCGATGAGCTTTCGGCGTCCAAGAAAGGCAATGCGGAAACATCCGACATGCTCATGCGTCATTTTGCTTCCGGGGCGTGGCGATGGTACAACGACGTGGAGCCGAAGAGCCCGCGCGAGGTCCGCGTCAAGCTGACACCTGATAGCGCGGAGCCGAAGAGTATATCCGATTACCGGTCATACGGTTGGAATTGCCATGAGCCGATAAAGACCGGGCTCCGCGATTATGGGTTCAAGTGGCTCCAATCGCTCAATGCCATTTACATTGACCGGAAGCGATGCCCTGAAACATGGGAAGAGTTCCAAAATTATAGCTACGAAATGAATCGGGATGGTGTGATTGAAAACACCTACCCGGAGGGACAGGCAGATCATAGTCTTGCCTGTGTTCGGTACGCGATGGAAGAAGTTTATCGACGCCGGGGGTTATAGCGGTGAGAATATCCGATAATGTTCGGTCAACCTGGCTCGCGCTTTTTGGAAAGCGTATGCCTCGGTCGCTCATCGAGGGCGATAAATGTATCCAGGTTTGGAACGACATATACGCCGGTCGGCCAGAGTGGCAGAAATATACCACGCGCGGGATAGGCGGGAAGCGGACTGAATGGCGCTATCTTCTTAATGCTGGCAAGATAGTTTGCTCGGAGTTGTCCGGGCTTGTGTTCGCGGAAGCTCCTGTAGTTACGGCCTCGGACGAAGTACTTAAAATACTTGAGGATAATAGATTCGCAGACAACGCTCGGGGATGGCTAGAGACTGCGCTCGCCCTCGGTACCGGTGCGCTCAAGTGGGTGCAGAAAGACGGCAAGCTAATAATCGATTGGGTCAAGGCGTGTGACTTTGTACCAGTGTCCTATGATGCGCGAGGAATTACCGAAGCCGATTTCGTTTCATCGGTTGTGCATGAGAATAAAGAATACAAGATCGTCGAGCGGCACCGGAAAGAGGGAGAGGGATACCGGATAACGCTCGCGGCTTACGAGAATGTCGGGTTCGATCAGTATCGAGAAGTTCCGGCCGAGCGTGCCGGATTTGGCGTAACCGAGTGGACCGTGCCCCGGAAGATATTCGAGGCGTTTAAGAATCCCGAGACGAATAATCTTGACCTTTACTCACCGCTTGGGATATCGATCTTTGCCAATGCGGTTGACACGATACAGCAGCTTGACCGGGCCTTTGATTATCTCGCCGAGGAGCTAGAGACAAGCCGGAGGAAGATTATTCTTCCGGCCTCGATGATCTCGACGTACTTTGACCAGACCGGGAAAACGACCGATCTGTACTACGACAAAAACGAGCGCGTCTATGTAGCATTCAACGCGGACGAAGTTAAGGACATGACGCCGATTGCGATTGACTTTGACCTTCGCATTGAGAAGATAACGGCTACGCTGAACGCACTACTTTCTGTCCTGTCGAAGCAGTGCGGGCTTTCTGACTCGTTCCTGTCCTTCGACGGCGTGAGTATGAAGACAGCGACCGAGGTAATAAGCGAAAACTCCAAGACGTTTAGGACGAAGAAGAACCTTGAAAACGCGCTAGGGTATACGCTTGTCTCGTTCTTGGAATCGCTTGATGCCTTCGGTATTTCCTCGGATGTTTCAATTGCGTGGGATGACTCCGTAATCGAGGACAGGAATAGCCGCGCCGAGTATTGGAATACTCGCGTTGCTCAGGGAACAGCGTTGCTTGAAGATGCACTTATCGCTATGGACGGGCTGACCGAGGAAGAGGCCAAGATTAAGGCCGAGGCTATCCGGTCAGGGCGAGCAAGCGTTGACGTAGGCTCATTGTTCGGGGGTACGGAATGACAAAGGATAACGTAAGATATATTGACCTTGCCGTATCCGAGATGTCGAATACAAAGCCGGTTTCTCCATTCAGGATTTTGTTTTTGAGCGCGAAGAAGTATAACGAACTTGTCCAGGAAAAGTTTTCCGCCCTCGATGAGAAAACGAAATCGAGAATCTATCATGTCATCCGAAAGGACGCGAAGCACAGGCGGAAGGCATGGAAGCGGGAGCGCTAATCTGGCAGATTGAAAGCGAGATGCTGGATAATCTGCTAGGTCTTGTTTTGCGTGGGTCGGTAGGTTCTGCCGAGTGGCAAACCAAAAAGTTACAAGAGCTTGGATTACTACTTGAAATAAACGCGCGGACAATCAAGGCGCATCGCGAGGAAGTCCTCGCCGCCGTCCGCTCCGAGCTCGCCCGCCATGCCGCCGAGAAGATAGGTCTAGTCAATGAGGCTGTCAATGCTAAGGGATATGAGCTATCGAAGGACCCGCGAATCCTTGGCATCCTCGCGAACCATGAAGCGGCGGCGATGAAGAAGATAGAGACCATCTACTCGACTATGCTCCGCTCAGCCGGGACGCGCTATGTTGAGACAGTCCAGGCCGCGACAGCCAAGGTCCAGCTCGGCATGAGCGGACGCAAGGCCGTGGCCGAAATATGCAAGGGATGGGCGGATGCGGGGCTTCCTGGGTTCCGCGATGCGGCGGGCCGCGAGTGGACGCCTGAGGCTTATGCAAGCGTATTGACGCGGACGACGAGCACGCAATGCGCAACGGAAAGCCAGCTTGCGCGGATGGATGAGGTAGGGCTTGATCTAATCGAAGTGAGTTCGCATCTCGGCGCGCGACCGCTTTGCGCTCCATATCAGGGACGCATCTACTCGCGCTCGGGCAAGTCGGATCAATACCCGGCGCTTTCTTCGACGAGCTATGGACAGGCGGCGGGACTATTTGGGATCAACTGCCGTCATGTCATGTATCCCTACATCCCCGGCACAAAAAAGACCTATTCGCCCTATGCTGAGAAGCGCAACGAAGAGGCTTACAAGAATAGCCAGATACAGCGGAAGCTCGAAAGGAATATCCGGGGCGCGAAACGCGAGCTTGCGTTGGTGAGCAAGACCGGCTCGGCCCCGGATATCCAGGCGGCCAAGGATCGCATTGCGCGCGGCCAAAGTGCCATGCGTCAATTCATCGAGTCTTCCGGGCGGCGTAGAGATTACGACCGCGAACAGATAAGAACATAGGGGGAAACATGGCAGAAGAAAATGGACAGGCAACCGAACAGACTACCATGGAAAGCCAGTCTACCGAACAGAAACAGGAACAGAAGGCCGAAGCAAAGTACACCGACGCGCAACTGAACGACCTCATTGCAAAAGAGGCGTCAAAGCGTGAGAAGAAGGCACAACGCGACCTCATGGAACGGCTTGGCGTAAAGACGCCGGAAGAACTCGACGCGCTCAAGAAGCTACGCGAAGAGAAGATGACCGACAGCGAAAAGGCGGCAGCAGCCCTCAAGGAAAAAGAGGACGCAATCACCGCAGCCCGCGCAGAGGCAGAAAGCGCACGGGCAGAGGCAGAGGCGTTGAAGCGTGGAGTCGCCCCGGAGCGTGTCGAGCGTCTTGTCAAGATTGCCGGAACCTATGACGGCGCAAGCATTGCCGAAAAACTTGATGCCGCATTGAAGGACTTCCCCGAGTTTACCGGGAAATCGCAACCGGCTAATCTTGGGAAGGAAACCTCGCACGAGACGCAGAGCGAAGAGGAAAAGCTCTTGGCTCTTGCTCGCAAGCAGGTAGGACTTTCTAAGTGAATCAATATGGCCCGGCATTCTCCGGGGTAAAATGGCTCGGCATCCTCCGAGGTAGACCGCGTGCCCGTATGGACGCGCACTATCTAAGGGGCCGGTGAAAATCCGGCATGGGGAATCATTATGGCTAATACTGTTACTAGGGCGGTCGTGTATAACGCGATCCTGGATGAGGTAATCCAGGCGGGCCTTACGTCCGCGCCGCTTACCGCTGACGCCTCACGCGTCCGCTACAATGGCGGTAACACCGTAAAGATCGCAAAGCTGTCCGTAGGCGGATATGGCGATTACAACCGCGATACCGGCTATCCGGCCGGAGCCGCTACCCTCGCGTGGGAAGATCATACGATCTCCATGGATCGCGGTATCTCGTTCAACATTGATGTTATGGACGAGGACGAGACCATGCAGACGCTTTCGGCGACCAACATAATTGCCGAGTTCGCCCGCACGAATGCCGTCCCCGAGCTTGATGCCTATCGGTATTCCAAGATTTTTCAGTCCATTGTCGATGACTCGACCGTCCGTTACGGATACTACACTCCCGACGAGGATACCATCCTTGGAACCATTCAGGGACAGATTGCCGATATTCAGAACGTGATCGGCGAACAGGAACCGATGGTATGCTTCATCTCCGGGGCCGCTTTCAAGTACCTCACCCAGTCCTCGCAGCTTTCGAAGCAGCTCGGCGTCCAGAATGTTACCGGGGCCAACGGCGTCACCACGAAGATTTATGACATTGACGGTGTTCCGCTGGTTGTCGTGCCTTCGGCCCGCATGAAGACCGAGTACGCGTTCTCCGCTACCAACGGTTTTGCTGCGAAGGCATGGGCACAGGACATCAACTGGATCATCATGGCTAAGTCCGCCGCTGTGGCGTTTGTCAAACACCAGAAGATAAAGATTGTCTCCGCCGAGGACAACCAGACCGCCGACGCCGAGAAGGTCATGGCCCGCGAGTATCATGATTGCTGGGTGTACGAGAACAAGCACAATGCAATTTACGTCTCGCTCAAAACTGCGACCATCGCCGGGTTCTCTGCTGCGGAGCTTTCGACGACCGGCGCGACCAACGTGA